TAATCAGATGCGCTAGTTTGATCAACTGTTGCTAAATCGTGAGAGATAGACGATGAGCGAGCCAACTCCCTATGAATATCAGGGAGAGTCCGCAAATCGTATCCGATATCGCGTAGACGTCTTTCATACACTTTACCGAGGCCATTTGTATATAAGCCTCCGATACCTGTATTAGGACAGATCATGCGACGTTTGTTCCAACGCTTCGCGACAAGGGAAGCCTGAAGAGCCGTGACTTCTTGTAAAGCCCCGATGTTTTTATCGAGGCAATGGCCGTGCCAACGCTTATAAACGTAGGTAAACCAATCAAGATGGTCACGACTGCCACTCAGACCCGAAGTCCACTTGGCACACAATGTGCTTTTGGACCGCGGGTTCAAAGTGGAGGCCTTCTTAGGAAAGTAGCAAAGGTCGAGGTGCTCATCCAAGTCATACTCTTTAAGAGTTTCTTGGAGAAAGCCCCTCGCATACATAACGATGTTGACTAAAGTCGAATCGTGATTGTATGCATAGGTATGATTTTTTAGAGAGTCCTGGATAATACAAAATTTATCCACTGTCTCTTCATCATACTTCTGCCCATCTTCGAAGCCGAAAATATACTTGGCCAAGAAGTTTACTACTTGATAGTGTTTCTTAAACTCGTAAGAGTCGAATGGACACCAATCTTGTTTCCACTCACGTGGATTTCCTAAGTACTCGTTATCGAGATTCAGGTCCTTCAGGAGTGACGCGTTTAGCTTTAGTGCTATCGCGTCTGTGTCGTAACGTTTCTGTTTCTTCATCATAGTTTTCCTTGGTCTTGGAAATTTCACAGCGTACGGAAAGATCCTTCAAGAAATTAAGAAGGATCAGGAGTAGGGACTTCACGTTAGTGAACCCGCACTCCAAAAGTTGTCGGCATCCGTGTCTACCAGCAGCTGAGCGGCTAACTTATTTAAGTCAGTCGCATTCGCAGCCGAGTATTCAGGGTGCACTTCGCGTTCAACGCGAAGCACATTATTGACAACTTTCCCGGATGCAAGTGTCATAGGAGCAGTGATCGAGATGTATTTCTTGTCTCGACTATAGACTCCCAACTTGTCAAGGACCGGCGGACGATACTTAGCTGTCGCAGATCTGCGAGTTGCATAGTTAGTATCGCCGGGACGACCAGATGAATCCCGTTAGGGATGGTGACGCCGTCGTCAGCAAAAACGACAGCGGTTCCACCAGTTACAGAGATTGTTGCACCTGTTGCAATGGACATGTTTTTCAGACCCATTATGATTTCCTTCTAAAATTGACAAACTTACTCACTAAGAGTGAGATATGGTCAACGTGTTGAGAAAGGGAGAGATCTCCCACATTTAGCGTCGGAATGACGCTGGGCACAACACCCACTACTCTCGTCAGCATAGCATTTCCACCGGTAAATAAACCGGATGGTCCTGTTTGGCATGGAGGGGAAGTGTTTACCTTGAGGTATAAGACCTGTCGTGTTGCATGGGCCGAGCGCCTAGTGCTTAACCAACTTCCTAATATTGTTACGTTAGGATTAGGTTGGATAGCATCAAGCCAAGTACCCACTTGCACGAATCGATCAACCACAAAGCTGAGGGGGATGAGTTCCCATCCTGTCCTTGCTACATCACGAAGCTGGAGCCCATAATTATGGCGTATTTTCTCTGACACAATTCCGTCGTCAGATAGGATACGCGTTTCATATATGACTCCAGCCGACATTTTGTAGTTGACAGTTTTGGTGCTGCGACCTACGCCCGATTGAAATCGGTAGTAGGGTAATAATGCAAACTCTTTTTCGACGAATGTTTCTACCGTTTCCGAAGAGCGAGCAACCTGCCGTTCCGTGGTTTTGTTACCTACAAGATGTTTAACTGTAGCGTCCATAATATTTTGAATATCATATAACAAGGGTTTAAATCCAAGTCGATATTCAAGCCAAGTGGCTGCTATAGCTTTCGCCTCTCCAATACCTAAGTTTATTAGAGTATGTTTGCGGCGAAGCATCTGTTCAAGGATGTTGCGGGTTCTACCTAAAGGTTTCCTAATCATGTGAAGGGTTTCTTTGCCTTCACCGATGGTTACTCCAAGTTGAGCTGCACCATTGTATGCTTTCGCATACGCCTTGTTAATGACACTCTGTTGTGCACTGGCCACATCAGATAACACGCTGGCTTCCTCACCGGCATCGGGTAAACATGTAGGCCATTGGGCCCGACCATGTACGTGTACCCCAAGCAGGAGGGCCATGAGCCACTAATTG